TGATTGAAATGATTGTGAAGTAATCATTAAACGCTGGGAAGAATACACAGGAAAAAAAGCCATTAAGGTGAGTTAAATGCCATTTAATGGGAAGGAACATAAATTGACAAGAGAAGATAGGTCAAAGGGTGGAAAAACTGTTACCAAAACAAAGAGATTAGCTAACAGTTTAAAAGCACGCAAGTATTGTAATAAAGATTGTCCATTGTGGCCATGCACATTTCAGCCACTAAGTGAGAAAAAATACGATGGAAAATGCGCATTAAAGGAGATGCCAGCAAGAATACAAAGCAGATATATAGACCTAATCTCCAAAGGAAAAGAAGGTATAAAAAAGCATATAGTTGAGCTATTAAATGACATGTGGATGGAATCAAACAACGCATCATTCAAAGACAAATATCATCTTATACGTTCAGCAAACGATTTTATAAAAACATTCTATGGCCAGAAGCTTGACATGTCTGGGGAAATAGGAATAAATGCTAATGTCAGAAAAGTTGTCACAGTGAACGAGATAAGAGAAGCATTAGAGAAAAACATTAAAAAACGACAATCAACGAAATGAGTATCGAGTGAAAAAAATAAAAAATCTAAGTCACCGACAGGCAATCCCGACAATCAACGAACAATCTCCACATGAAACAAAGGTATAGTTCCACATGAAATAAAGGTATGAAAAACATTGTAAACCGATTGGCTGGGGACGTTGGAGCATTGTGCAGGCTTCTTTTTAAAGACGATAGAGGAGAACCGCTCGAGATATGTGATTACCAGAAAAGAATAATGGAGACCATTCTGTATGAAAAATCAAAAAAGACGCTGTGTTGGGCAACAACACGGGCGGGGAAATCGCTGGCCGTGGCGTTGGCACTCATTCTTGTGGCAACGTTCAGGAAAGGAAAGAAGATAAGAATAATAGCCCCGACAAAAGACCACACAGCGATAATAATGAATTACATAACACAGCACATTCTTGACCATGATTTGATTATAGGGCAATTGGAAGGGATGGGGGAGGAAATAAAAACGGTTGAAAGACTGAGAAAACAGATAAGCAAAAACAGAATCACATTCAAGAACAACAATGAAATAATGATAATAACCGCATCCATTTCTATGCAGGGGCGTTCATTAATAGGGCATGGAGGAAATCTTATCGTGATTGATGAGACTGAACAGATACCAGCAGAAATAATACGAACAAAGGTTATGAGAATGTTGGGGGACTCTCCGGATTCAATCGTTTTTATGATATCAAACCCATCGGCAAAGGGGTTTATGTATGAGGCAATGCACGACAGTTCTTGGAAGCAAATAAAAATTCATTGGCAGGATTGCGTGAAAGAGGGAAGATTAAGCAAAGAGTTCGTTATGGAGCAAAAGAGGGAATTGACAGACATAGAATTCAAGATATGGTATGAGTCGGAATACCCGGAGGATTACGAGGACACGCTGATAAGATGGTCATGGATAGAGAGGGCAAGAGACAGGGACGAATTCAAATTAAAAAAAGCAGATGTTGTGTGGGGCCTTGATGTGGCAGAGTTCGGGAATGATTTAACAGTATTAACAGGAACTGAGACGGACGGAAAAAGATACAACATAAAAGCCATTCATAGCTGGGGAAAAACAGACACAATGCGAACAGTTGGAAAATGCCAGCAATACAGACTTGAAAAAGGAGAGACTATTTATGTTGACGCCACAGGTGTGGGGAGTGGTGTTCATTCGAGATTGGATGAGCTCGGATATGATTCTGTTCCAGTAAAAGTAGGAAAGTCTCCAGAAAAAGTCGCAAACTCTGAAAGGTTCCTCAATCAGAAGGCACAGTTCTATTGGAGATTAAGAACTTTATTCGAACACGATAAAATATCAATACCAAACCATAGGGAGCTGATTAAACAATTGAGTCAAATGAGATATGAAATGACATCATCAAAGAAAATAAAAATAATAGACCCCGGAGAAAAAACGCTTGACGGAGTAAAGGTTGGAAAACACAAATCTCCTGACTTTGCGGATAGTTTAATGTTGTGTTGTTCTGAAGCTGGGGGAAGGGTCTTGTTGGAGTTTGCATGAAGACAAGATGTGATATTTGTGGAAGAACGGTTAAAGAAGTTGGGGTTATAAAAAGACTAAAAGGAAGCTATTATAAAGGCAAGTATGTGGGACATCTCAAATTATATGTATGTAAATATTGTCAGAAAGAGGCAAGAAAAAGAAAGCCAAACAGATATTGGGTATGTGAATTGTGTGGAAATAAAGTAATGATGCCAGAAAGGCCTATTCATTGTCTTGCTTGTGGTGGCGGGTGGTTCAGAGAAATAGACGAGGACGAGTATTATGAAGAGGATACAACATTATTAATATGATAAATTTATAACGAATTAAAATTATTATTAAATAATCATTTACTTCCATTGGGGGCTTGCGCCCCCTCCCTCCTCAACTCATAGTGACATTAAAAGACAACATCTTAAACTTGGTAGCTAATTTGAAAGCAAGCGTTAGGCCAAACTCTATTTCTGATATGGCAGAATATCAGAACGATTTATATAGAGCTGTTGCACCAAGATGGATTTACAAACCACCGTATGGATATCCGAGAAATGTAAACTTGGCATATCTTAGAAGGTTGGCAAAATCTCCTTACGTGTTCATGGCCATAAACACCATAACCGACCAAATTGCGACAATGAAATGGGAAATACAGCCGAAAAACAAGGAAGTGGCCAAAAACAAAGAAACACAAAGGCATATAGAAGAAGTCACAGAGTTTTTCAACAACCCAAACTCGAATAATGAAAGCTTTGAGCAAATATTGAGAAAGGCAACAAGAGATATACTGGAAGTCGATGCTGGAGTTATTGTCAAGATATTCAAGAAAAGCGGAGAATTCAACGGGATAATGGCTTATGATGGAGCGACATTCACAAAGAACCCGGATTTGCATGGGACATTTGTGAACAGAGAGGAGTTTTGTTTCAACCAGAAACTTATGGAGAATGCGGCTTATTATCAGTATGGGTGGCATACTCCTGTTGGTGTGGCGATACCATTCGGGTGGAGAGAGATTGTGTGGCTCGAAAGAAACCCGAGAACAGATAATTATTATGGTCGTTCTCCTGTAGAGGTTCTTGCTGATATAATACAGACACTTGTTTATGGTTCAACGTGGCAACTTGAATATTTCACAAAGAATGAAATACCAGTAGGAATATTACAAATTATCGGCTCATCAGCCACAAACCTCAAATCTTTCAGGGAAAAAATGAGAAGGCTGTTGATAAACACAGACACATATGGAGACAAAAGAAGGCAATTCCATAGAATACCAATAACAAATGAGGAAGTCAAATTTACACAATTACAATTTGATGCACAGCAATTAAAGCTAATAGAATCTCAGGAATGGTTTTTAAAGATTCTGGCTGCATGTTTCGGAACAACAATGTCAGAGCTTGGGTTTGCGCAAGAAAATAACCGAGCAACAGACTTATCGCAGTCAAGGGTTCACAAAAGGAAGGCGATAAAACCATTACTTAAATTGTGGGAATATACCATAAACACGCAAATAATACCGGAATTTGGATATGATGACATAAAATTCTCATTCATAATGGAGGATTTGGAAGAAGAGACAGTAAAAGCAAAATTAAATGAGACATTCCTGAGAAACAAAATAAAGACACCAAACGAGGTAAGAGAAGAAATGGGCCTTGAGCCGATAGAAGGCGGTGATACTGTAATAAACAAAATGCCTTTTGGGGGAATACAAAACTTCACCCCATATCCACAAGTAGAGAAGGAGCCAGAAGAGCAAGTGGAGGCCAAATCATTAACAACCAATAGTGGGATGGTTTTGGGCCCAAACGAAACAATGGAAAACACATTAAAAAAATATCTCAACAAAACAGAAAAAGAGATACTTGAACAGGTAATGAAAGAGGCGAGAGAAGGCCCAATAAAACAGATAAAAAGTATTGATAATCTTGCAGACAAAATAAAATCATTAATAACAGTAGACGCATTAAGGGAAGTAATAAAGAATATAGTTAAAAGGGAATTTATAAAGGGATTAGATAAAGCCGAAGCTGATCTTGACATGAATTTTGTTCCTAATGGTTATGCGATAGATTATCTGAGCAAACACACATTCGATAATATAAAAGACATGACAGAAGACTTGGCAGGAAAACTGAGAGCAGAATTTGAACGTGCTTTTATGAACGGCGAAGGAATACCGCAAATAAGAAAAAGAGTAAAAAATATTTTTGATGTTGCAGAGAACAGGGCGACGGCAATAGCAAGAACAGAAGCAAACAGAATATCAAATATGGGATTGTTGGAAGGATATAAACAATCAGGATTTAAGGGAAAGAAGAAATGGGTGGCAAAAATAGATAGCAGGACGTCAGAAATATGCAGAAGATTGAATGGTCAGGTTGTAGGAATAAACGAGAAGTTCAAAGACCCGAAAACAGGAGAAGAGTTTATGGTCCCACCAGCGCACGTTAATTGCAGAAGCACAATATCATTCGAGGTAGAATAATGATAATACTTGATGTTGATTTCAATACATTTAGAAGTCAACAATTTAGGAAATTTCATATCAATAAACAAGATAAAATAGAGATGTATTCATATGACGGTGATTTCTTATATAGGTATGTTTATCAAAAGAAGACGCCAGAAGAGGATATAATTTTTATAACCACAAATCTTAATGATAGTAAACAGATATTGAATATATCCAACGTTAACGAGAATGAATGGAGAAACAGTATTGTTTTGATATGGCAAAAGCTCGACGAATTAATAAATTTGGTGAGGGAAAATGCCAAAATCTAATATTCAAGTTAGAGGTGGATTTGTAACAGAAACAATATCAAGTCCAGAAATGACTATAAAAATAGAATATTCATCAGGAAATCCAATTTACATCGGAATGACAGAGATAGGAAATGCCACAGGCGACGCAAAGTGGCAGATTAAAAAAATAACGTATGATGTTGATGGAAACCCCACAGACATTCAATGGGCTGATGGAACTGCTGAGTTTGTCAAAGTTTGGGACAACAGGGCAACATATTCATATAGTTAAACAAAGGCGAATATTATGATTGGAGTAATTATATTTTGGGAATCAAATGAGCAAAATAGGTATTCTGGAGATAAATGGAGTTCTCTTCTATGGCATGATACAATAAAACCACTTGGAGCAAAACTCTTAATTATGATAGATCCTAATAATCTACAAAAACATTTTATTGATGAAGACATGATATTTGAAACTTATAATTCGTTGTATGACGCTTTACTTGCTCATAAGAAAAAAGAATTTGTGTTTCTTGAAGCAGAAAGAGGAATACCAACAAACATAGAATTCAATTATCTTAAAAATTTCAAACATCCCAAAGGTGATACATTATATATTGTTGGCCCAGACACAAATGGAATTAATTTTAAAGAAATAAATGAATTTATTAATAATAACGTGGTTGCTATACAAACAGAAAAGAATTATGCGATATGGTCTTTTATAGCGATTGCGATAGCTCTTTATGATAGGAGGTTAAAAAATGGCAGTAACGGTAGTTAGTAATTTAACAACGTTGTATGATGCAGAATCAAGCACAAATTGGAGTTCAGGTTCGACATATTCGGGATGGCAAAGAGAAGGGTCTTATTGTTTAGGAGAAGCCGTTTCTGAGGGTTCTGGGCATTTTTATAAAACTATATCATCTACCGATTTATCAAATACGCATATATATTCTTGGATGATGATATGGGGTGGAATAGATACAGAAGCAAATGGTGGTTTTAGAATAGTTGTCGGTGATGGAACTAATACGATAGCTTATTATGTAGGTGGTTCTGATAATTATGGATTTCAAGTAGGTGGGTGGAGTTGTTTTGTGTTGAATACTGCATCACCACCAACAAATTATACTGTTATAGCTGGATCAGAATCAAGTTTGAATTGGTCTGCAATAACACAAATAGGCGTGGGATTTAATGTAACTTCTAAAATAGTTGGTAATTCTGATAATGTTATGTGGGATATTTGTAGATATGGAACAGGACTAACAATAAAAGGCGGAACATCTACAGACAAAGGAACGTTCTCTGAAATAGCGGCAGAAGATGCTTCTACTGCCTCAGGAAAGGCTTATGGAATTATAAGAGAGATTCAGTCAGGTGTCTTTGGTGTTCAGGGACAGCTTAAGTTCGGCGATGATAGTGGGACGACTGACACATATTTTGAAGATAAAAACGTTACTGTTATATTCGAGGATAGACCAGTAGCTTCTACACACTATAAATTAACTGTTGTTGGAAATTCAACAGGGACAAACTCTTTCATATTAGGAGAAAAATCTGGTAGTGTTGGAATTAAGGGATGTATTATTAAATCTGCAGGTGCTGTAAAAGTTGATCTTGATTTTTCTGATACAAATGTTAATGAACTGAAACTTTATGGTAATACATTCATAGATGTGGGAACGACAATATTACCAGCATCTGCAACGGACAAAGAATGTCTAAGTTGTACTTGGGACAGTAGCGGAAAAGTTACTGTGGACACGTTGACTGTTAAATATTGTAAATTCATTGCCGCAGACGACGATGCGATAACCGTATCAAGCACAACTTTTAATGTAACTGATTGTGATTTCATTGCACCAACGAATCATGGTGTGGAACTCACAACAGCAGGAACATATACTTTCGACAATCTTAAATTCTCTGGAACAGATGGAGTAAGTAATTATGATATTGAAAACACAACATCTGGTTCAATAACAATAAATGCAACCAATGGAGCAAACCCAAACTATTATGACAATAGTGGAGGCGGAACGACAATAATAAATAACGCTGTAACATTATCAGTGCATGTAGAAGATACAAATGGCAACCCAATAGAAGATGCTGCATGTTACATACAAAAATCAACACCAGATGTTTATACATCTGTGGCCACAGGAAACGATGCTGGCGATGGAGATTTTGTTGTTCAAGAGACAATAACAGCAGACACACCGGCAAGTGGATGGATAAAAGTTCAGGAGGATGCTGTAAACAAAGAGCAAATGTATAGATATACAAGTTGGTCAGGATCAACATTCACTCTTCCAGCAGAGGTGACAAATTCATGCACGGGAGGAGGAACATCAACACTATTACAAGATAGTATAAATGATTTCACTACGATGAATATACGAGTTGGAGATACAGTGAGGAACACAACAGATGGAAGCTGGGCTACAGTTCTGGAGATAATAGATGCACATAACATAACAACAACAGAATTAACAGGAGGAACAAATAATGTATGGACAAGCGGAGATACATATTCTTTTCATAGGCTTGCATTAACATATGATGGAACAGATACAATAACAGTACCATTAATGCAAGATTTCACTGATAGCAGCGGCAACGCCTCAACAACATATAATTATTTAGCCGATAAAAACATAGATATAGTTGTGAGAAAATCACCATCCACAGGGACAAAATATGTCCCTGTAAGAACCAGCGGAACAATAACAAGTAGTGGGTTCTCGGTGAATATAAACATGGTTAGAGATGATATTGCATAAATTAGGAGGATATTATGAGCGACACAATATTAAATGGAAATTGGACCGTTTATTACAAAGCAGAAAATAGAAGAAAACAAATTAAATGGTCTGGTTCTGCAACAGGCACAAATACAGTTAATGAACTTTATAGTGCTTTGCAGACATTGATGGCAACCATCACACAAACAGATGATGGTTCTGTGATGAGTGCACAGACGCCAACAGAATACACTATTGGTATAATAGACCCAAACGATAGTGATCCTTGGTTTATTGATCCAGAATCAGTTGAACATCTCACTGGTGGAGCATTAAAAACATCTTCATGGGCAAGAGTTGTAGGAAGTAATGCAGGAATAGTTAAGATTGAGAATGTTTCATCAAACACTATAGTAATAGGAGATATAGGAAACGACATAGTGCACGATGATGGAGATTCTGGAACGCTTTTATGGGTTCAAGGAAATACTTTATGGATAAGACCAGATTCAAGTGATTCTGCTAACAATTTTGATAGCACTACAGGAACACTCACATGTAATGGGCATACTGCTACACAAACAGAAGCATCACAAACAGGAGAGAGTCTTTGGGCAAATATATATTCTATAGGAACACTCGAATCAAACACCCATATATATATATATCAAAATGGTTCATTGCTTACAGGTTATAATTCAAGTACCGATTGGTGGTCTGATGGGCATATAGATATACTTGTCAAAGTTAAAGAGTGTGATACAGAGATAGACGAAGGATATATAACGGTGTTAGCCAGACAATACAGCAAGACATACGATAACTTTATCGTGGACTTAAGTTCTGGTGGTCGTAATCCCATACCGTTAGCTACAGCCGATGATCTCGATAATGAGACAGGTTACAGGCAAATGGTTCTTACAGACGCATCAGGAAACTTCACAGTTGGTGAAATCATACAAGACGATGATGATTCAAGCATACAGGGTATAGTGACAAGCAATACCGGAACAGCACCAAATATAACAATACAATACTATTTAATAGGAGACCCGTTGACAGATTTTTCATCAACAACAGGAGGATTTACTGGACAAACATCAGGAACAACAGCAACAGCAGTAGATCCAACAGACGTTGGCCCAGCCGCATTAACTGGGTTGTCAATAACACATGGAGCAGATGAGACATTTGATATTGACGAAGATGGAACAACAGAAAATTACAGCATAAAAATAGACTGTAACAGTCAAAGCCTTTCAGATGTGTATGAGTGGGTTAAATATATAACAAGAAGAGGAGAAACAGGAACAACAAACACAGACGGTGTAGAAGGAGAGCAATACATAGGAAGCGATTATAGATTAAGATATAGTGGAAGCATAACAGGAACATTCGCTGAAGGAAGCACATGCACACAGACATCTACAGGAGCAACTGGAACAATAGTTGCTGTGAATACGACGGACAAGATAATAATATTGAGAAATTCAAGAGGGACATTCAATACGACTAATGTAGTAACAGATGATGTAAATGGTGGAACTGTAACACCAGATGTGGCGGCAACGGTTATAACACCAGTCAAAGCATCACCATTTGGAACATTCGCAGGTGGTAAGTTCTTCTGTGCTCCGGGTGTTGTGTTAACAAACGTTCCAGCGGCTGATACAAACAATTATCAATTAATAGATGATCTCGGTAATGTTGTAACAGCGCCAAACAAAGTAACTGTAACAATAGGAAATACAAGAGCTGGGGATGTTATTGCTGTTTATAGATTAACTGCATCTGGGGGAGAGATTAAAAAAGATACATATGCCGCAACAGCACAAACAACTGGAGATACGACGGTTGTCGTTGGTTCATCTATTAGTGCAGAAGAACCCGGAAAGACAACGGGTGGTGTATTGAGGCTTGTGGATGCAGATGGACAAAAAGAATATAGATTAAGATATTCGAGCTGGTCAGGTTCAACATTCACACTTGCGACAATAGATATATCATCAGCAGAGACAGGAACAGATGAGGATACAATAGTAAGCACTGGAGCATTTACAAACGCAAAAGTAGGAGACCTCGTTCTGAATACGACAAGAAGCAATGCAGTATCATACATAACAGAAGTGACTGATGATGATACTGTTCAAATATCTCCATCTATTACAGGACAAACAGCGACAGATGCAATAAAAATAAACGCATTACCAGTTGATACAACAACATCAGATACCGTATATGTGCCATTTATAGATGTATATGAAACAACAGGAACAGATTCAAGTCCGGGAACGGAAACAGCAAGCGTTACATATAGCTCAGACATACCAGTGAGAATTAGGGCGAGACATGCAGGAGATATAATACCCTATGAAGCAGACGCAACAATAACATCGACAGGATTAACAAACAATATAATCAGGACATCAGATACAATATTCACATAAGGTGATTAGAATGATAACAGAAAAAGACTATAAAATATCAAAAACAAACAATAGAGGCGAGCTTTTTTTTATTGCTCGCTTTCGCAAGAAAAAACTGGCGATAGCGAGAGCAAAGACATTGAAAGAACTTAAGAAGAGAATAAAGAAAGACATAGAGGCAAGAAACAAGAAAATCATGGAGCTTGATAAAGAATTCGATAAGAGGCTCGAGAGGTCGTTCAAAAAGATAAAAAAGAGGGGTTTTAAATGAGGCCAGTATATAGAGAGGAAGCCCTTGAATACGATAAGGAATCACTGAAAGAGCATATATTGAAGAGAAAAGAGAACATAAAAATTTTTGAGACGGCCATATTGAATGAAAAGGAAGAGATACAGAGAGAGCTGAAGATGATCGCCATAATAGAGGAAGAGGAAAATAAGAAAAAATGACAGTAAGAAGCGACATTTCGGTTGATTGGTATTCATCACCAAGGATAATTACAGTCGCATCACCATCGACCGAAATAACGCTTCAAGATTTAGTTGATACAATCAGATCTATTGAGGATGACTTAATAAATACGAGTTATGACCATTTGCTAAATGCCGCAGGAAAGGACGATCTCGGTGGTGGCGTATATGTTGGAATTACCGTAACGTTACAAAACGCTAAGCTTGCATTCGAAGCGAGGCCGGGACCAGATTTTGTTCAATGTAACGTATCAGGAGGCAATCTTGTCGCAGTTGATTCTTCTGGAAACAATATTGATCCAATTCAAACAACAGCTTATACACAAGTGGTTAGGACATCATCATCATCGGCTACATTACAAGAAGAAGAATCTATACAATATAGCTCCTTTAATGGAGGAGTCACAATAGATATAACAAGTCCTTATAGTGGAACAACATTCCCTATTGGAACGATTCAGCAACCAGTTAATAATCTTACAGACGCTATGACAATAGCAACAGATAGGGGTTTTGATACAATTTTTGTAATCGGAGATTTTACAATAGATACTTCTGGAGATTATTCAGGAATGACATTTATTGGAGAGTCAATGACAAGAACAAACTTAACAATTAGTTCAGGAGCCAATGTTGAAAATTGTGAATTTGAAAATGCTTATGTAACAGGAACACTTGATGGAAATTCAAGATTATATCAGTGTAGAATTGGTGATTTAAATTATATATATGGGGTGGTGGAATCATGTATGCTACAAGGCACTATAACATTAGGAGGAGGAAATCCCGCACATTTTTTGGACTGTTGGAGTGGCATAGCGGGGACTGGAATACCCATAATAGATTTGGGTGGAAGTGGGCAAGACCTCTCATTGCGAAATTACAATGGCGGGATAAAATTAATAAACAAAACAGGAACAGAAAGTGTGAGCATAGATCTAAATAGTGGGCAGGTGATATTAGATAGTACGATTACTGATGGGAATATAATAGTGAGAGGCGTGGGCCAGATAACAAACAATTCTACAGCAACAGTAGATACTACATATTTATTATCAACCCCCTCTATAACAAACGCTATATGGAATGAGCCATTATCAGATCATACATCATCTGGAACATTCGGTGATGCAATTGATAAAGTTAAAAAAATTGTTGGATTCTTAAGAGTTTTAAGTCTTAGTAAGTGATGATATGACAAGAATAGATGTTGGTAATGGAGAAAAAAAATCTCAGGAATTTGTGATTGGGCAAATATATCAATCTGTGAAGAATATAGAGGCAAGGCTTGACAACATGAACAGCTACGGTTGCGAATACGGAAGAGTTGTTAAAAAAGAGATTGATAGGCACCAAACACAACACAGAACATTCTATACAATAGCTGGCATAATTGCCGGGGTTATAGCATGGATAATGTCAAACCTGAAATAATAAACTTTAAAACTAATGAATCATAAAAGATTAATATGCAGATGAAATTTGTTACTGATTCTGTATCTTGGGAAACAAAGGAGACAAAAGAAGGCAAAAACTATTACATCGAGGGATATATTTCAACACCAACGTTAGACCAAGGCAATGATATAGTCACAGTTGAATGCCTCGATGACATGGTCGAACAATTAAAGAATGGAAATATAAAAATAGATGTGGAGCATGATACATGGAAGGGAAAGCCTGATATAGCGATAGGAAAAATTGTCGATGCAAAAAGAGACAATTATGGAATAAAGGTTTTGGTTATGTTAAATAAAGATCATGCAAGATTTAAAGAGGTTTGGAATTCGATAAAAAACGGATTCCTTGACGCTTTCAGCATAGCATATGATGTTGTTGATTATGAAGAAGATGTGATGCCGAATGCTTAAAGAAAATTTAATAAGGAAGCTGAAAAAAATAAAATTAATAAATGTAGCCCTCACAGGAATACCAATGAATGAAGAAGCAAAAATAACAAACACATTTATAAAATCAATTCAACAAATTCCAGAAATGAAACCATTTGCAGGATATAGCAATTTTGATGATTGTGTAAGAAAGAATCAGGATAAAAGTGACCCAGAAGGTTATTGTGCGACAATAATGCGAAGAGTAGAGGGCAAGGAGGATAGTATGGTCACAGAAGAGAAGGCGAAGTATCCCTGGGATCAATGTATCGCCGACCAAATGAGAAAATATGGTAGCAGGGAGAAGGCCGAGAAGATTTGCGGGGCTATTCGTGCGGGAACGGTTAAAAAATCATCTGTGGACGAATACCCGAAACTTAAAGAAATCATAGAAGGTGATATGATGACTGAAGAGAAAAGCAATGACAAGCCAGAAGTGAAAGAAGAGAAAACAGATTTCACAAAGGAAATAGAGGAATTGAAGAGTATGGTCAAGTCATTGTCTGAGAAAATAGAAAAAATCGAGAAAAAAGAGGAAGAAGAATCAAAAGAAGAAGAAAAACCGGAAGAAAAGCCGGAAGAAAAATCAAAAATTGAGGAAATAGAGAGCGAGGTTAAGGAAATAAAGAAACTGGTTGAAAAGCCAGTCCTCAAGGCAATATCAGAGAACGTTGATTATAACAAAGATGATGAGCCTGAGGAGAAATCCCTATTAAAAACAATTTAAGGAGAATGATTATATGGCAGAAGCAAAATTTGCTAAGGGGGACGCCAGAGATGCAAACTATGAGGCATCTTTCGGCAATTTACCAAACGGTGTGACATACTCAGACCCTATGGGATTTAAAAGCATGTCAAAACCCACAGATTTGAGGCCTGAAATACTCAAGGCTGTATATAACGCAAGAAAAACACAGCTTAAAGCTCTTGGAGTTACAGCAGGCGGTGCTGGAACAGCGGGATACGCTATGATTCCGATTCATGTAGACCCGGATGTGATTGACACAACAAGAAAATACACACCATTTATAGAGTTGTGTCCAAGAGTCACAAATGTCGGAACATATGCAGATTACAATGTAATAACAGCAAAGGGCGGAGCAGCGTTCTTGCCACAAGATTCAGCACTTACAGACCAAAACGACACATATGACAGGAAAAGCACAGCAATCAAATACGCTTACAGCGTCGGGAGGGTTACTGGCCCAGCTCAGGCGGCTATGCCAGAGAGGAACTTGCCGGGATTCCACCGAAGCAACCAGTTAGGTCCTTGGACAGGAGCACGAGCAGGTTCAGGAAACCAGCTTGAAGTTCTT